AAACACACCTGGTTTTGACTTTGCAAGTCGTGACTACAACAACATCCGAACTGATTTAATGGCACGCGCTAGTCGCGTTACCCCAGAATGGGTAGATCGTGACCCATCTGACTTTGGTGTCCTCATGGTTGACCTTTGGGCATACATGGGCGACATCATGCACTACTACATTGACCGAGCAGCAGGTGAGTCTTTTGTTTCAACTGCTACACAAAAAGAAAGCTTGCTAGCTTTAGCTAACCTATTTGACTACACTCCTTTTACCCGTACATCATCTACGGCGACTGTGTATGTTTCAAGTTCTGCATCTTCTTCAACTTCTTACCCAATAATAATTCCTGAAAATACAGTTTTTACTGGCCCAGATAATTTAGAGTTTTTCTCTAACTCAGCAGTTACTGTTACCGACGCATCAAGCAGTAACGTTGCAGTTCTTGTAACTCAAGGAACAAAAATTGTTGAAGAGGTTTTAACGACGTCTGCATCTGGTCAAGTTGGCCAAGCATATTCATTAGCAAAACTTTCTGCAGTACCTACAAGTGCACAAGTGTATGTTTATGAAGACGGTGTAAACCCAACTGCATGGAACAGGGTTACAGACGTATCTTTAGCTTCGACAGGAAGTAGTGTGTATTCAGTAAACGTTAACGCCAACAATGAAACCCAAATTGTATTTGGTAACAGAATTAGCGGTAGGGTTCCTCCAACAAATACAAAAATTACAGTAACGTATTATGTTACAAATGGTGCTGATGGTAATTTAAGTCAAGGAAAAATAACTTCTTTTAAATCATCACCCCCACAATACATTCAAATGGGCCAAGCTTCTACAGCAGCGGTTGGTGGCAGTAGCGGTGAAACTGTTGACTCTATTAAGACCTCACTAAAAGCAGTAATAAAATCACAAAACCGTGCCGTAACACTTCAAGACTTTGTGGATCTTGCATTAATCATTCCTGGAGTTTACAAGGCTGTTGCAAAATACGACCCATCTGCAACAAGTGGTGGAAGTGTGACTGTTTACGGATTGCCCTATATTTCTTCTTACCCGTCGTATTCAACGAATTCTGTAGATGTTTCAGCATCTGTTCAAAGTGAAATTGTAAATAGTATTCAACCATTGGCAACTTTGGGTGTAAGTGTTTACGCAGGTAGTTCAGTTACTTTAATTCCTAAAAACATTGCTGCAACTATTTATGTTGAAGCTAATTACGTTGCTTCATCAATTACTACTGCTGTTTCTAGTGCTTTGGATGCATTATTTGAACTACCATCAATTGAATTTGGTAAAAACCTTCAAATTGGTGATGTGTACAGAGCAATACATAATGTTGAAGGAGTGCTATATGCAACAGTTACTATTTCTGGTAGCACTCCAACAAACATTCAATTAATTAAAAAAGGCACGTATACCCTGGCCACCTCTGGCGGAATAACTACATCGAGTTGATATGGCACGTAAATCTTTTACACTTCAAAAGCTATCAGTAGAATATGGTAGTTATGTACAATACCCTTCTGGTACTGGAGCTGCATCTGTAGGTCTAGCAGTACGCGCTGATGATGACTCAAGGCTTAAATCTGAAGGTTTATTAGTTGCGCCAACGCTAAGTACTCCAGTTAGAGCTGGTTCGTTACTTCCTTATCTTTCTTTCTTTTCTGCTGAAGTTAGTGACTACGACGAAATTATCCTTACATGGGATGCACCACTTAATGACCTTAATTTGGCACCAACAAATGCAACGGTTGTAGCAACAGCATTAATATTGTCGTACTCCGAATACGGTGAACCACCTACTATTAGTGACGGCATTGTTATTAGTTCGGATGCAACTTCAAACATTTACTATCACAAAGTACCGTCTGGTAAATGGGCTTATTACACAATGTTTGTAAAGTTTGAATCACGAGATGGTGATTTGTATTATGAACCTACCGCAAAGCTTGCTGTGTTTACTCCAAGCAATTACAAAAGCGTTGACGATTTATACAAGAAAATTCCAGAGTACTATCGGTTACTTGATGACACTATGTCAACGGGTCTTGGTGGCCCCCTTTATCGTTATTTAAGTATCTTTGGTTTTGAAATTGACAAGATGCGTACTGCTCTTGATTTTATGATTTCAATGAAAGATCCTCAACTTGCAAATAGTGAAGTTCTTGATTACCTTGCACAAGATCTTGGAGTTGATTTACAATCACACGAACTTGGTGCTGGACGTTTACGTAACCTCATGAATATTATTGGTTACCTACGCCGCTCTGAGGGTACTATTGGAAGTCTTGAATACGCAATGCAAGCAGTTACTGGGTCCGATATTGAGGTTGATACAACTAACAAGGTTGTTAAAGTGTTTGCACAGCGCGTAAATCTACTTAAAGATACAAACTTAAGCAGAATTATTGTAGGTTTGTTTGATGGTGGATCACCTTCTATATCTGCTTTTTCACTTGAATTAGACGCAGGTGTACCAAGTAGCTCAAGTACTGCAACTCCCGTAAGTGGTACTTACACCATTTCTTATGAGGGTGGTACCCCTAGTGGGACTAGTGCGGCAGCTATTGGAAACGAACTTTGGACCTATGACCCAGATTTAACATCTGGTGGTTCTATAAACATTTTACAAACAATTAGCAATTACGTACCAATCACCCTTGACGATGAGTTGTACTTTTCTGTTCAAACAGGTATAGCTTCTCCAGCGCAAAATAGTATTACAAAAGTTGCATTATATGCAAATGCCCCTTACGGATCTACTTCTCTTCTTCCAGTAAATGCTGTGCAATCTACAACACCAATAAATATAGCTGGTATTAATTATTGGAAATTGTCAATACTAGATAAACGCATTAACCTTTGTACAAACCCTTCTGTTGAGTCAAATGCGCAAGGTTGGGGTGCTTTTGCTTATGGCAGTGGAGCTAGGATTGCTGCAAGTATTTTTGGTAGTTCTTATGTTTTTCGTATAACTGCAAATAATGCTACAAATCAATGTGCTACCGCTGTACTCAATAATGGTGCACGATTTGCATGTACGGGTGAACTTCCCTATACGGCAAGTGTGTATGGAAAACATTTTAGTGGCGATCCAAGAAATGCACGGATATCTTTAATTTGGTATAACTCTGCTGGAACTATCATAAGTAGTACTAGTGGTAATTTGTCGTTATTACAAACTGATGTACAACGTTATACAGTTACAGGTACTGCACCATCAAACGCTGTTACTTTTTCTATTTGGATACTTTTAAATGATAGTGGTACTTCAACCACTGCTGACATTTCTTATTGGGATTTTTGTATGATTGAGCAAAGTAGTGTTGTTAATGATTACTTTGATGGCTCAATGACATCTTATGCATCTTGGTCAGGAACTGCACATGCATCAACTTCTATTGGTGGGCCGTCAGCAGGAACTTACCAAAACATGTATTTTACAGTATTCCAAAAATCAGCAGTTAATGCTCAGGAAACTTTTAGATACATGCTATTAGAACGTGCAGCAAATGGTCAGTATTTTGATGGTAATACGTCATTTGGTGGATGGCTTGTAGATGGAAACACTATTTCTGATTACAGATGGTATAACCCAGCAGCGCCAAACGGTGCTTCACCTGGTTTAGCAATTGAAAACTTCTCGGTGTATAACTCTAACTATCAAAAGACACGCGCAGTTGCAAGTAGGTTCCTAACCAACTTGTTACCTGTAACACAACTTACAACTGGAACTGATCCGGTGTACAGTAATGGTACCGTTCCAAACCCAGAGTGGTCTATTACCTTTAACCATATCCCAGGAGTTACATACCCATAATGCTTTTCTTAATCTGTTCCCTTGCTGTTTACAAAGCCGTACAAACAATTGATGCACTTTTGCCAAAAGAACCAATGCCGTGGGTAAAGCTCTTGGCAAGTATTGCACTTGGTTATGGGGCTTCTGCAATATGTCGCCTCGATAACTTAACAATCTCAGGTTTAGCTGTTACTGCGGTTGCGGGTGGGGTACACACCCTATTAAGATTACTTACGCTAGCTGGAGATCTTGCTCAGCGTAAAAACCTACGATAGGAGAAACCATGAGAGAAGCATACGGAGTTGTTGGGGCTGGAGTTGCCCCACGTAAAGTAATTGAAGCAGGTTTAAATGACATTGGTATTTCATCATTGTTTATTATTCCTTGGTATGGCAAAGTAACGGAAGGCTTAGAAATTGTCTATGACTGGGTGTTGGACAACGATGCAGTATTTTCAATTGTTGCCAAGGATGAGGTTAAAGGACCCCCAAAGGCTTTGGCCAGTAAAGCTACCTCAGTTATGATTGTCCAAGATGTTGATGCACACATTGTGCGTACACTCAAAGATCGTGAAGTACAAGGTATGGTTCTTGTGCTGTGGGATCAAAACAAAGAGAAGTATTCTATTGAAGTTGCCTCAATGGCAATTGACCTCAAGCTTCCTACATTGGAATTAACCAACGGTCTTGTACCCATTATCCTAAACGATTCTGATGAAGTAGATCTTGAAGATGAGATGCCAGACCTTGGTGAAGCTTCGTACGACCGTGAGACTCTTGAAATGATGCCAACAACGCTGGTTAAGCGCATGGCAAAAGACAAGGGACTTGAACCTAGGTCAAAAGAAGAGGCAGTAGAAATGCTTTTGCCAGATGACCAAAAATTAGATAACAGTAACCTCATTGGGTCTGTTGTCTTTCTATTGCGAGATGGAACTGAAATTGGTTTTAATGGTACTCAAGATATTTTGCAAAAGATGTTTGACGTTGTATCAAAACACACTAGTGCTTGGTGACTTAACTACATAAATGAAAAAGCCCCCGCAAGGGGGCCTTTCCATTTCTAGTGATAACTATCACTAAATTAATGAGTTCACTTCTTTTTAGGGGCTGCCTTCTTGACTGCTGCCTTCTTCTTAGCAGGACCTTTGCCAAACGCTGGGTCCTTCTTATCTTTCAAACCACATCCACATGATGTACACATGTTAGTTACCTCCCCTCCTGTACTTGCTTGTCTTCTTAGCGATCTTATCTGGTTGCGCTACAAATTGTTTACCTTTGCTATTGCCTTCTGCTTTGGCTTTATTTGTAGCAGCTTTTTCTGCAGGTGACAATGAGTCCCAAGCTTTTTCTGGAAGGTAACGTTTTTTACCTTTGGATTCTTTGCCGTCAGATGTTTTCCATTTTTCTTCAGTCCATTTGTCAAGATCTTTTTGTGATTCTTTTTTAGGCATAATTAATCCTTGTATCCTCCGCCTGCGGCTTTGTACTTTGAAGCTAAGAGTTGAGCTTTACGGGCAGACCACTCTCCAGGGTCTCCACCCTTTGTGCCCGCCTTAACTTCATTAAATAAGCGTTTACGTAAAGCTGGCTTTGTGTAATTGCCAGCTTCGTTAACTTTAGATTCAGCTTTCTTTTTAGCAACCATCAGCAATCCCATGCTCGTAGTGATTTATTAATTCTAGAATTAGGGTCGTTAGCTGTCTTGGCTGAAGTGTTCTTTTTCTTCATACCTTCCATTCGAGCACAGAATGAATCACGGCGAGCTGCTGACTTGTCAGATTTAGCTGCTTGTTCTTTCTTTACCGGTGGCTTAAGGTTGCTTCCAGGATTTGCCTTTTCATAAGACTTGCGTCCTTTTTCATTAAGGCCACCCTTAGGGTC